TCAATGCCGTACTCATTTAACTTATAGTGTTCTGGACTGTTTACATCATCCCGCATTGTCATCATCTCCACCCATGTCTCTGTCTAATTTGTTTAAAAGCGATGGAAGTTTATCTTTTACATTCTTGTAGTCTTCCAACTTAACTACCTTACCCTCAGATGTTTTTTGTGTCTCTTCTTGAAAGTCGTCCATCAACTTGCTCAGACCCTTACTAAACACCATTTCCAAGTCCTCGTCAAGCACTCGTAACAGACCTAATGCCATGACCTTGCAAATAGGAAACTTACCATCGTCTGTTTCTTTGAAGTCAAATACACTAACGTTAAAATCTTCATCGGTGTCTGGTTGTTTCTCTATGAGAATAAACACACCGTTAGGTTCTTTAAATATGTGTTCTTGATCATCGTTGTTAAACAGAAGTTTAACTTTGCGAATAGCTTCTAAAACTTCATTCTCATCTATGTCATCTTCAGTCATTCATCCATCCTTCAGGTAATCTCATAACATCGTACGCAAAACCATGTTTATCACACCACTGCGCGTAGGTTGTTTTAGATTTTTTACTTAAACGTTTTTTACTATTCATAAATATAAATCTAATGTCAAGATCAGGATGCTGTTTCTGTATCAATAAATGTTTAGCTCTGTCTTCTGATGAGAACAGACCCTTTGTTTCCACATAGAAATCATGATCTTTGATAAAGAAGTCAGGAGTGTACGTTCTAACAGGTGGTACGTATTGTATCTTATCAGGTTCGTACGATGCTTTTATTCTTCTATCGTGTAAATCTCTGGCAAAGTCAGCTTCAAATCCTGATCTAAATCTTACGCCCATTACAACTCCTCTAATTCAGTTATACGCCCCGTACCGTAATCGTAGAATAACTTGGTGGCTTGGCCTGTAAGACCGCTAAATCTATTCTTTATTACTCTAGCGTATGTTGTGTGACGTTCTACAACGCAATCAGCTTGGCCGTTACGCTCTAAGCCTATCACGATGTCACTAAGCTGGCCTATGCTGTGGCTACCTCTAAGATCACTCAAGCTGACGTTAAGTGAGTTAGTTTCATGTGAACCACCGTTAGAAGGTCTACGTAGATGCGACACCATGAACAGACAGATATCAAGTTCCTGCACAAGAGTACGCAACTTAGTTACACAAGCGTCAATAGTCTTACGTTCGTCCATAGCGTTCTCTTGTGCGCTGACCAGTATACTGATATGATCTAATACAATATACCTACAGTTCAATGCGCGTACAAGATAACGGACACGGGCTATGATGTTCTCTATTGTGTTGGAACCGAAGTGATCAAAGAAAAAGAAACGTTCTGAACCTAGAACCTCGTTAAACGCATCCTCATAGGCTTGATCTTCATACACTACGTCAGGCAGATGTAACGGCTTGTTCATGTGCAAACTCATTAAGCTTTCAGCTGTAGTTCGTACGTTCTCTTCCATGAACATCAAGCCAATATTCTCGTCTGTCTTCTCGTAGATATGATATATAATTTCTCGTAGAAAACTACTCTTACCAATACCCGTACCAGCGCAGATAGTTACTAACTCACCCTTACGTACTCCGTACGTCATACGGTTCAGACCTTCAAAGGGATAATCTACTACTGATTCCTTTGGTCCTTCTGACAGAACTTCCCATAGATCAGAGCCAGCCACAATGCCATCAGGAGTATGTGTATCTGCATTCCACCAATCACTAACAAAATCTGTTTCTTTATTCTCCATGAGATAAGCTGAAGCGTCCTTGTAGCGAAGCTTCATGATCTTCGCCTTGGGTGATAAAACTTCTGCTATCTTCTTGGCGTTCTCCATTCCTACTTTATCATTATCAAAACAAATAACGATATTATCAAAACTCATGAGATAATCATAGTTGTCTATAACATCTTTGTGTGCGCTAGCCGCACCCGTCTTGACAGATACGCAAGGCCACTTACTGTCAAACATCTGATGCGCTGACATGGCATCTAGTTCGCCTTCGCAAATGGTTATGTACTTGCCACCCTTCTTAAACAACTGTTGACCGAATAGACTAGCGTCACTTATTTGACCTTCGACAGTAAAGACTTTGTTCTTACCACGTACCTTGTTAGCTACATGTTGATTCCATTCATCGTAGTACGGATAGATATGCTTTAAAGAATTATCTACAGTAACACCGTACTTCAGACAAGTTTCAGAAGACAGTTTACGTTTTGATAGCTCCTTGGTCTTACCTGTAGTTAGATTAGAATTCAATACAGGATTCTTAACTTTATACTCATTAATGTGCATCTCTATGCCATCCTTAATGACTGTGTTACAAGAAAAACAGTATGTACCATCTTCGTAAATAGACAGTGCATCTGAACTACCACAAGTAGGACACGGTTGATGTGTCTTCTTTGCCTTTGTCATAATACCTCTTCTACATTAGGTTCTTTTACAACTTTAGTGAAGTAACGGTATCCGTTAGCATATCTAAATACACGTAGTCCTTCACCGCTATTTGTGTCCTGCCAACATCTGTTCTTGTAATCACAGAACACGCAATCTTTAGAGAGAATCATGTTACCGCTGGTGCCATCCGGTATCGGATCAAAGCAACGATCTGGTACGTTCTTCTTCTTTACCATTTTCTTCAGATGCTTTACTCTATCTGAAGCGTTAATTAACATTAACTCATCTACTTGCATCATACATATCTCACCGTTGTTCTTGTTGATGGCAAGAAAACCACCTTCATCAAGGTCGAGTGCTTCCATGTACGCGCTGATCTGAGAGATGTAGCCGAATGGATCGTTATGCTCAAGAGTGTTTTGTTTAAATTTTTTAAAACCATAATCCGAAGCTGACTTAACGTCTACCAACGCACCGTCAATAACAGCGTCGATATGACCTTTTACACCTTCTAGTTCTACTTCCTTCTGTCTGTCTTCAACTTTATGTCCAGACTCTGTAACTAAATACAACAGTAACGCTTCTAACAGATGACCGTAAAAGAAACGCATACGCAATGCCGGTGATTCTTTACGAGGCACCGGATCGTTTATCTCATACCATAGTTTGCGATCAGTACGACCAATAGCAGACAAGCGTAATCGCTTTCGTTCACCTTCGTATGGCGAAAGAAACCGTTCTATCTCTTCACGTACTACAGACAGAAAATCTTCTAAATTATTTTGATCTAATTCTTCTTTACCGTTAAGTATTAATTCTTCTATGTCTGCGGTTAGAGTCTTAACTGATTTCTTAGCCATTATTTCTCCTACTATTAAAGAATGTGATAGCTACCGTCCCTCTACTATCACTGAACTACCCTCTTATAGTTCTCCCTACTATTACACTGGAAAGGTAAGGAATCGAACCTTACGCTAGGTTGCTCGACCAACCTTGTAACGTTGTCGAAAACGATACATTAGCCGCCTTGCTTTCCACAGTGAAGATACAGTGTTTCTCCTTGTGGTGAGGGTTTACCCACTGTATCTTCCTTCACCCTCTAGCTACCGACCTTATGGTCGATTACAGTTCGTCATCACCATCAAAATCGTCAATGGTGTTAGCAGCAATGTTATTGCTATCTAATACGAAACCATCCTCTTCCGCATCAATCTCATCGTTACCGACATACGGTTTGTAATCAACGATCATGATGGAGTTAAGTGAAGCAGAGATACCAGCTTTCTTCTGATAACGCCACTCATAAGGACTGATAGAACACTTTACAACACTACCGTTGCCAATCTGCATGTTCTCAGGCCACGCATTCTTAGCTGAATCCACGACTTTCGGAACCAACTTCGTCTTGGCTGTAATGAAACTTCCCTTGTCGGCCTTATCACCTTCACCGACACGGACAGGAATACCAAGACCCTCAATGGTCTTACAATCCTGCTTGCTCAGATTACAGATGTCTACCTGATACTTATCAGACATACTGTTGGGTTCGAACAGGCTAGCCCACATGGCGTTACCTTTAACTACTGCACGTTCTCTCATATTGTTTTCCTTTTTTCTAATGTGTTTCGGCCCAATTAAACCCTAGCTTTGCATCGGCGTTCAAGGGCAACCGTACATCCAGTATATTACCGGCTCTACGCATTGTCAAGTCTGCCGCTGCAATTATTTTTTCGACATCGTTCACATGCACTTCAAACTGCATTTCGTCATGTATCGTATTAACAAGATGCGCTTTAAGTCGATGTTTCCTAATATGTTCATCCATGCAAATAGACCACTGCTTACACG